GTCTACATCAACTCGCCAGGTGGCGACATGTTCGAAGGCATCGCCATTTACAACCGTCTCCAAGAGCACAGCCACCAAGTCACCACCAAGGTCCTCGGCATGGCTGCCAGCGCTGCTTCGGTTGTCTTTCTGGCGGGGAAGAAGCGAGAGGTGGCCAGCAGCGCCTTCCTCATGATTCACAACTGCTGGACTTACCTCGCCGGCAATCGCAACTACCTGCGTGACATTGCCGACGACATGGAAGAGTTCGACGCCGCGATGGCCGACCTCTATGCCGAGACCAGCGGGCAGTCGGCGGATGACATGGCCGAGCTGATGGACGACGAAACCTACATCCGCGGCAAGCGTGCCGTGGAGCTCGGCCTGGCCACCGGGCTGCTGTCGTCCACCGAGGTCACCGAGCGCGAAACCGAAGATGCCGCCCAAGCCAATGCGCTCAAGGCCATGGATGTTGCCCTGGCCAAGGGCGGTATGCCTCGGTCCGAGCGCCGCGAGCTGTTCGCCAGTTTCAAGTCCGGTATGCCTCGCGCTGCCGGCGGGGGCACGCATAACGCTGCCTCGACCGATAAGCCCCGCGCTGTCGCGCCAGACCTCTCCGCCTCTCTGAGCGCGGCAACCAATATCCTCAATTCTCTGAAAGGAAAATGACCATGGACTTTGAAGCCCAAGTCAAAGAACTCAATGCCAGCCTGAAGGGCATTGGTGATCAGATCAAAGCGCAGGCTGAGGCGACCGACAAGCAGCTCAAGGCTTCCGGTGAAATGTCTGCCGAGACGCGCGCAAAGGTCGATGAATTGTTGACCAAGCAGGGCGAGCTGAATGCCCGCTTGGGCGAAGCTGAGCAGAAGCTGGTGAACGCCAGCCGGGACCGCGGCAACCAGGATGAGCCGCAGAAGTCGGTCGGCGCCCTGGTGGTCGGCAGCGAAGAAATGCAGGACGTAAGCTCCTCCTTCCGCGGATCGCGTCGTGTGTCCGTCCCGCGTGCGGCCATCACCACTGCAACCGGCGGCGACCTGGTGCCTGCTCAGCGTTTGGCTGGCGTAGTTGCTCCGCCTCAGCGTCGGCTGACCATTCGCGACCTGGTGGCGCCGGGCCAGACTGAGTCGAACTCCATCGAGTACATCCGCGAGACTGGATTCACCAACAACGCGCGTACCGTTGCGGAGAACACCGCCAAGCCTTACTCCGACATCACCTTCGCGCTGGCCACCGCGAACGTCCGCACCATTGCTCACCTGTTCAAGGCTAGCCGGCAGATGCTCGACGATGCCAAGGCGCTGCAGAGCTACATTGATGGGCGCGCTCGTTACGGCCTGAACATGGCGGAAGAAGCGCAACTGCTTTACGGCAACGGCACCGGTGCCAACCTGCAGGGTCTCGTGACGGTTGCTCAGCTGTATGCCCCGCAGGCCGGCCTGACGGTGGTGGGCGAGCAACGTATCGACCGCCTGCGCCTGGCGCTGCTGCAAGCTGAACTGGCTGATTTCCCGTCGGATGGCATCGTGCTCAACCCGATCGACTGGGCGGCCATTGAGCTGACCAAGGACGGCGAGGGCCGGTACATCATTGGCCAGCCTCAGGAAGGCACCAACGCGAAACTCTGGAATCGCCCGGTTGTTTCGACTCAGGCCATGACCCAGAACGACTTCCTGGTAGGTGCCTTCAAGCTCGGCGCACAGATCTTCGATCGCATGGAAATCGAAGTGTTGATTTCGACCGAGAACGACAAGGACTTCGAAAACAACATGGCGACGATCCGCGCCGAGGAGCGCCTGGCGTTCGCGATCTACCGCGACGAAGCGTTCGTTACTGGTCCCCTGGTCACGCCTTAACCCATCCGCAACGCGGCGCCAGAAATGGCGCCCCAATGGAGTAATCCAATGGCACGTAAACAGGAAACACCAGCATTCACGGCTGATGCGAAGGATCCGGCAGCGACCAGTGATTCCAGCATCGGCCCGTCTGACGCTGCCGGGTTGCCTCTTTCGCCTGGCGGCGCGCTCGTTCCAGACGTTGGAGGCTCCGGCGATTCGGGCACCCCTGTAACTGCTCCAGGCCCGGAAGATAGCGCGGTTCCGGTGCTGCAGGAGGGGTTGGGAACAGACTCCTCTGGTACTGCCGTGGTCACGGGCGAGCCTGTTGACTCTGTCCAGCCCGTCTTGGCGGAAGGTAATACCGAGGATGGCATCAATCACCCGGCGGCCGAGGAGCAGGGGCAGGCTAGCCCCAATCCTGTGACCCTGCAGATCTATCCGATGCGGTCCTACATGGATGAAGGCGAGCTTCGTCGTCGTGGCGGGCCTGCTTATACGGTCCCGCGCCGGCATGCGGAGGAACTGGTGCAGCGGAATCTGGCATCGCTCGAACCGCTGAAGGAGTAAGGGTATGTCGGTCATTAGCTTGACCATTGCCCGGCATCATCTCCGAGATCCCGACGATGATGACGAATACCTGGAGCTGCTGATCGAGGCGGCAGAAGGGCAGGCTATGGACTATCTGAACCGCCGCTTTTATGCCGACCAGGAGAAACTGGATGAGGCTGTGGCCGCCGGAGATGCCGGCGAGTCCCCCATGGTCTGCAACAAGCAGATCAAAGCTGCTTGCTTGCTGATCCTCGGCCACCTTTACGCGAACCGTGAGGACGTTGTGATCGGGACAATTGCCACCGAGCTTCCCACAGGTTCGGTGTCCCTCCTGACATCTCACCGGATTGGGTGGGGCGTATGAGGGCCGGACCTCTGCGCCATAAGTGCACTCTTCAGAGTTGCACTCTGGTGCCTGAACCGGGGGGCGGCAAGGCCGAACAGTGGGGCGTTCTTCGTGAATCCGTATGGGCCGAGATCGGACTACCCACCGGACGGCTCCAGCCGATTGCTGACCAGGTGCAGGCCGTAGTTACGGCCGAGGTCAAAGTACGCTACTCGCGAATTTTTGCGGCAGGCATGCGCCTGGTTCACAAATCCACTGGTGATACCTACCTGATTGAGGCTGCTCTCCCGGCTAACGAGCGCGACATGCTCCGCCTGCTGTGCTCCAACGTCATCAACCCCTGAGGAAAACCCCATGAAAGTAAGAGCCCTGGCTAATATTTCTGGCCCGATGGGTCGCAAGACCATTGGCGAAACCTTCGATGTGAAGGCAGAGGAAGGCCGCGTGCTGATCGAGAATCGGCAGGTAGAGGAGGTGTCGTCACCTGACAAACCTTCGTCCGCGCCTAAGCGCGCAGGTTCCGACCAGGAGGCCTAACATGGCTCGCCGCTCTCGGATGTCCGGCGACTTCAAGCTGCGTCGCCTGCTTCGGACTATTCACCAGACGGTGGACAACGAGGTCAGGACTTCAATGCAGGAGGGCGCTGAACGAATACTTGATAGCATGCGCCAGTTCATCCCGCGAGATACAGGCGCTGCGGCGAATGCCGTTACCGCATTCGTATCGAAAAGCGGCCTTGATGCTCAAATCGGGATCAGGGGTAAGAAAGCCAATAGGCGGTATTTCTACATGCGATTCATCGAGTACGGCACCAAGGGCTACTCGGGCAAAATCTACCGACGAGCTGACAGCAACGCAATTGGTGGTGTGCACACCAAGAATCGCGACACCACGCAGCTACGAGGGCGTCGCAACGGGTTGCGGCAGCGTGATGTTAAGAACAAGGCTGACGGCACCAACTTCTTCGGCAAATACCCTGACATTCCGGCGCGCCCTGCGCATCCGTGGCTTCGTCCAGCGATGGATGTAAACCGTGAATTCGTTTTGGCGAACATTCGTGCTGCCGTCGGCCGATCACTGTCGAAGGCAGCTAAGGGAGGTTGAATGTCCGATCCATCATTTGCGCTGCAGGTGGCTCTTCATGAAAGGCTGTCTTCTGGGTTGTCGTGTCCAGTACATGACGGCGTTCCAGACAACAGCCCTTTCCCATACGTCACCATCGATAGTTCGATCGCCGACGAGGCAGACTTCCTGGCTAGCCGAAAAGATCAGCGTTTCTTGTACCTCTCTGTCTGGAGCCAGCACCGGGGGCAGAAGGAAGTGCACGAGATCATGTCTGCCATCGATTCGCTGCTGCATAACCAGCCACTGCCGATGGCCACCGGTCACGTCGTGTCTATGCAGGTGAGGCGCAAGCAGACCAAGCGCGAGCCTGACTGCGTCACTTACCAAGGCGCCGTAACCCTTAGCATCATCACCCAGCACTGATTCACCCTTGAATCCGCCGCGTTGCGGCATTTCACCTGTCCCAGGAGGACTACCCATGCCTGTTACTACCGCAGCCGGCACTCGAATCTACATCGGGCCGCGCCTTACCGCCGACCTACCCAAGGACTTGGCTGCCGCCAAGACCCTGCTGGTAGGTATTACCTACACCCAAATCGGGGAAGTCGAGAATATCGGCGACTACGGCGACGAGGTGGGCGACGTTACCTTTGCCGCCCTTGCCGACTCGCGAACCCGTCACTTGAAAGGCCTGGCCGATGCCGGATCGGTCGATCTTTCTATCGGTCTGCTGGACGACGACGCCGGTCAGATTGCGCTGCAGGCTGCCCAGAAGGATCGCAGCCGCTTCGATTACCCGATCAAGGTCGAGTACGAAAGCGGATACGTGGACTACTTCGCCGCCAAGGTGATGTCGTCTCGCAAGCAGGTTGGTGGTGCAGAAGATGTGCTCAAGCGGGCAGTCACCATCGGCATCAACTCCGAGATCATCGAAGTCGAACCAACTCCGTGAAGTCGACCTGAGGCGCCTCCGGCTGGTCGCGCCTTTTTTGCTCAGTACCCAATACCAAGGAAACTCCAATGTCCAAGACCAATCACGGCACCGTCATCGTCGAGGCCGGCAGCGACAGCTTCACCCTGAAGGCCACGCTGCGAGCCGTGCGCGCCCTGGAGAACCGCTTCGGCGGTATTCTCCCAGCCATGCAACAGCTGGGCGCCGGCAACGTCACTGCCACTGCCTTCATCATCGCAGCCGGTGCTGGCATCGACACCAACAAGCGCAAAGAGCTCGAAGCGGTGGAAGAGGCCGTGTTCGAAGGCGGCGTGAACAAGGTTGGCAGCCAGGTGCTGCCGTTTGTACGGGCGCTGCTTAACCCCGGCGGCAAGACTGATGAAGAGCTCGAAGAGTCGCAGGGAAACGAACAGAGCGATCCGGCAACGGCAGCTACGTCGACGAACTCTTCGGAATAGCCACTGGGTGGCTGGGGTGGTCGCCGCGTGACGCCTGGGATACCCCGGTAGTCGAGATCATCCTGGCTTGGGAAGCGAAAGCTGACTTCCTGAAAAAAACCAATCCATTCGGCCAGTCGGAGACGAAGCCCTCCAAGGCGGCCGTAGCCAAAGACCTTCGGCGTGGCCTGCGGGGGGCTGCCGCATCTCGTCCGGCAGCTAACCATTGACCCGCCCAGGCGGGTTTTTTATCGCCTGGGGGAAACATGGCAGATACTGACGTTCAGGGCATGCTGGTCCGCATCGAGGCCACCACGGCCCAGCTTCGGCAAGAGATTGCGCGTGGCGAATCAGCGGTGGCGTCGACCTCGAAGAAAATGGATGCGAGCCTTTCCCGGGTCGATGACGCGTTTGATCGGGTGGGTGCTAGCGCGGAAAACGCTGGCGGCTTGCTGAAAAGCGCGCTAGCGGCAGCTGTGGGCGCTGTATCTGTCGGTACCATCCTCAAGGCTGCTGACACCTATTCTCAGATGTCGGATCGTATTGGCCTGGCAACGAAGAGCGTTGGGGAATACAGCGCGGTTCAAGACAGGCTTTTGGCCACGGCGAATCGAACCTACCGCCCGTTGGAGGAGGCTCAAGAACTCTACATTCGTACGGCTGACAGCCTACGTTCGATGGGGCTCAGCGCTGATGAGTCAATGGACGTCATGGATAGCTTCAGCTATCTGCTGGTGACCAACTCTGCGTCTGTCGATAAGGCCAGCTCGGCAATTGACGCGTACTCCAAGGCGCTTCAGACCGGGAAGATCGAAGCCGACGGCTGGCAGTCCATCCTCGCGGCGATGCCAACCGTAGTGGACACCATCGCAGAGGCTACAGGGAAAAGTGCTGAGGAAATCCGTAGCCTGGGCGCTCAGGGCAAACTCAGTCTCGACACCCTCACCGAAGGCCTACAGAAGAGCGCGGTGGCCAATGGGCTTTTGGCTGACAGCATGGGGGTGGCGGTTCGCGACGCCCTGACCGCCCTCAACAACGCTTTCACCGTGTACGTGGGCCAGCTGAATGAATCCACGGACCTGACTGGGGTGCTCGCGTCGGGCATCTCGGCGCTGGCAGAGAACTTCGGCACTATTGCCGAAGTAGCAGGAATTGCTGCCGCGGGTGCATTGGCCGTTTATGCGCGATCGCTTGCTACGTCTGCAGCAGGCTCTGTGCTGGCTACCAAGGCCGCCATTGAAGATGCCATGGCCCGTCGCGCTCAAGCGGCTACCGTTCTGCTGGCCGCCCAGGCGGATCAAAGGAAAGCGCAGACCGCAGTTTTTCTGGCTGAAAAAGAACTGGCCGCATCGAAGACGCGCATCAGCGGGATGGCAGTTGAAAAGCAGCTGGCAATACAGCTTGCAGAAGCGCGGATGGTTGAGGCGCGCGCTACTGCTGCCGTCGGTGTTGCCCAGGGTGCCATCGTCGGTACTGGCCGTACCTTGCTCGGGCTGCTAGGTGGCCCTGCAGGTATTGCGATGCTGGCTGTTGGTGCCGCCACAGCATTTCTGTCGCTGCGAGACAACACTGGCTCCCTGGAAAAGAAGCTCGGGGATCTGGCCGATCCGGTAGACAAGCTCGCCGAGCGCTTCAACAAGCTCAACAGGGCGACGCAGTCCGTCACACTGCGCGAGCTCCAGGCGAGCATTGAAGATACGCAGGACAAGCTGTCCCAGATGTCTGGGGCGATGGCGGATAAGTTCGAGTCCGATCTTCGAAACATGGGCGCCGCCGGCGCTGACGGCTTGATGGCCGGGCTGATCCCGCTGCCGGCCGAAGCGCAATCTGCACTGGATCTGGTGCGGAAGGCCTCCCGGGACCAGGCCGCCGGTATCGCTGTAGATTGGAAGGCGGTCGCCGACCAATTGCGGGTGATGCCCGGGGTGACAGAGCAGATGGCGCGGGCTCTTGAGTCCAGCCAGCAACCGGTCACCGAGCTTTCTTCGCTGCTT